GTTAGAAGTTGTTCAAGAGTAGCATGTTTATTTTCGACTATTTTGTTTATTCCGTCAACTGTGTCTTTGGGGGTATTTATGAAGTTTGTTATCAGGATCATTATTTATCAGTAAGTATATTATATTGTAAACTGTCGAAATCTGTCCATTACGTTCGTTATGTCTGTCTGCGGTTAGATTATTATAATAAATGTTATATAGCTTATCCTTACTAATTATGCGCGCAGACATGTTTTTCTGTTCTTCACTAGTCATCAGTTGTATACGAGGGTTTTTATCATGAATGTTCAGTGAGGTATATGTAGGCATTACCGACGAGATGTAATTAAAATATTGAATAATATATATAATATTAAATGATATAAAAAATCCCTAAATATTTTTTATCTTAACAGAAACACCCAAAAATTGAAAACAGGTTAAATAGTAAGTAACATACAAAGGTAGAATCTGAATTGTATTTTACTGTATACCGTACATATATACGCGTTTATTAATAACATATCCTCTGTGGTAATAGTCTGTATACGCTCGCTTCGCTCGCTGTGTGAAAAATGGTAAAAATCTGTGAACAAACATATCCAGTAAAGAGTGCATTTGATGCATATTTCCAGGATTATCCGTTTCCATTAAGTCCATTTCAAAAGCATGCGATAGAAGCAATTGTAGAAGGACATCATGTGTTGGTGACTGCACATACTGGTTCGGGTAAAACATTACCAGCGGAATTTGCCATTCGACATTTTGTACAGAAAAAGAAAAAAGTGATATATACGAGTCCAATTAAAGCATTATCGAATCAAAAGTATTATGAGTTCTCTCAAAAGTTCCCAGATATTTCCATAGGTTTATTTACAGGAGATATTAAGACAAATCCAGAAGCGGATGTATTGATTATGACTACTGAAATTCTGATGAATACGTTGTTTAATCATGTGTATAATCGAGAGAATACTGTAGAGAATATGTCAAGTGGTGAGTCTACAGATGTACAAGTACAAGCACAGCCCCAAATGACATTTCAGATGGATTTCGAGAATGAATTAGCAGCAGTTGTATTTGATGAAGTGCATTATATTAATGATGAAATGCGTGGGCAAGTATGGGAAAAGTCTCTCATGATGCTTCCTGTACATGTACAGAAAATCATGTTATCTGCGACAATTGATAATGCTAAAGGTTTTGCGGAATGGTGTGAATCTGTACATCCACAATCGGACAAGCAAGTCTATTTATCTACGACATCGACACGTGTAGTTCCATTAAGTCATTATGGTTTCATGATTGCAGGAGAATCGAATATGAAAATGATAAAAAACAAGGAAATCCAGCAAGAAGTCCGTAAGAATACCAATAAGTTGATTCCTTTACAGAATGACAAGGGGATGTTCGATCCAACTGGAAAAGGATATTTAACATTAATGTCTGTACAGAAGCATTTGGCGGACCATCGTTTGACATTACGACGGAGTCATGTACTGAATCAGTTGGTTTTATATTTGAGAGACCGTAATATGCTTCCGGCGATTGCATTTGTGTTTTCCCGTAAAAATGTGGAAGTGTATGCAAAGGAGATAACAATCCCATTGTTGTCAGAAGAGAATGAAGAAAGGACGAAAATGCCGTACAAGATACAAAGGGAATGTGAACAGATTATTCGGCGTTTACCGAATCACGAAGAATATTTGCAATTACCGGAATATATTGAAGTGATACGTTTACTGGAAAAGGGAATAGGGATTCATCATTCAGGAATGATTCCGATATTGAGAGAAATAGTAGAATTATGTATTAGTAAGAAATATGTGAAATTGTTATTTGCGACGGAATCGTTTGCGATTGGACTAGATTGTCCGATAAAGACTGTTGTGTTTACTTCTCTCACAAAGTATGATGGAAAAACCGAGAGAATGTTGGAACCGCACGAATATACGCAGATGGCAGGAAGAGCGGGTAGAAGAGGGATTGATACGGTAGGGCATGTAGTGCATTGTAACAATCTATTTAAAATACCAGACCGTGGAACATATTTGACAATTTTACGGGGGAAAGCGCCTGCATTGGTGTCGAAATTCCAGTTATCTTATGAGTTAGTATTGAATGTAATCAAGTCGATGGATGTGTCGGTTTCATTGGAAGCAAGTAAAGAAATGGACCAGCGTTCTCTCGTGAAAGAGTTCATGGAGAAGAGTATGATGCATATTGAGTTATCAAAGAATCAAGATGCATATCGAGAGAAAATTGAGAATAGCAGTAAAGAATTATGTTGGGGTGGACAAACTCCGCAGGATATTTGTGAGGAATATTCGGAATTGGTGGCGAAAGAAATGAAGGTGGTAAACAAGAAACGGAAGGAAGTCCGTAAAAGAATAAATGAGATTGATGATTTGTACGGTAAAACATTGAAGGCGGATATGTTAGTATGGAAAGGGCGTGCGAAGAAGTTATCAGAGCATGAAACGAATGTGGATTATTTACAGTATTTGGAGATGAATCATGTGTATACGATTGACAAAGTATGTCAACTATTGGTGAATCATGAATTTTTGGAGGAGACGAAACCGCCGAAATTGACGGAATTAGGAGAGATGGCATCATATATGGCGGAAATTCATCCAATGACATGGTCAAATGCGATTATGAAGAAATGGGATTTTATGCGGGAGTTTACAGTAAAACAGATGGTAGGTGTATTTTCATGTGCAACTGATGTGAAAGTATCGTCGGATGTAAAGCGGGATATTCCGCATAGTGAAGATGGATGGTTGCAAAGTAGGATAGTAGAATTATGTGATTTATATGTACGATTGCAAGGGGCAGAACATGATATTGGATTAGACAGTAGAAATGGTGATGAATATGAATTAATGTATGATATTATTGACGAATCAATGGCTTGGTGTGATTGTAGTACAGAATTGGAATGTAAAGAATTTATACATAGTAGGTTGACACCAAAAGGGATTTCTACAGGTGATTTTGCGAAGGCGATGCTAAAAGTTGCGACGATTACGAGAGAGATGTCGTCGTTTGGATTGATGATGGATTTCTGTAAAGAACAGGTGGAATGGTTGAATAAGTTGTCTCAAATAGAGGGGTTAGTACTGAAATATATTGTTACGAATCAGAGTCTGTATGTATAGTGGGATGTTCGGGGGGATGAAATGCATTATTGAATTGTATTTGTGTAATACCATATTTGATCATATGGTCGATAGTATCTTGTTCTTTTTTACATAAGTTGTCTTGAATGAAATTGTGTAGTTGTAAATGATGATATTGTTGTGATTCTGGGTCGGTGTATTGTTGTAAAGGATATAATTGGCGGGTATCGGAATAGGTTCGCATATAGATTTCATTTTGAATGTAGATATTGATTTCGCTGTATTTGGTGTAAAAGGATTGTTGGTGTTGTAGTTTCTTTTGTCGATGATTATTGATGATAGTCGATGGAGATGGAGATGGAGATGGAGATGGAGATGGAGATGGAGACTGTGAGGAGGAGGAGGAGGAGGATGAGGATGAGATGACCATAGTAATGAGAAAGTAAAAAATAAAAAGTGTATATGATATGTAAATATGTATATACGTTTGAGTGCGTATGTATACATAGAAACGTATAGTTGAGGGGGAGGTAGTAGAATGTCGAAAATGGTTCTTACAGTAACGATTGGATTACGTTTTCCAGAGTCGACAAGTGTAGAGAATGAGCGTAAGGTATTTCTATTGAGTATGAATGATGCAAAGAAATCGGATTTTTTACGTAATATGTTGGATACTGAAGAGTTTTCGCAAGAGAATGATTATGAATATGTTCATGAGACGGATGAAGTATTCTGTAAAAAGAGTGTGTCGGAGTATGATAAATATTATGAATTTATAGTTCCTCCATCATTGTACAAGTATGCGAGATATTGTGATGTGAAATATTTCATGGATTTATGGAAAGGAAAGGAGGCGATGCATAGTTATTCTTTACAGGATAACTATAGGTATGATTATAAAACTATTGCGAGATTGAGTCAAGCGTTTACATTGGATGAATCATTGGAATTTGCACGGATATTGAATGAAGAATATCATCCATCGAAAAAGTAGGGAAATGATGATGACGTGACCGGCGTGCATTCGCACGCCGAAATGTCCGCCCGAAGGGCGGTCGGACGCATCAATCACAAGTATTCTCTGTAAAAAATACATATATAAGATATATGCGGTATAGGCGGTATATGCTGTAAACATACACATATTCTACTTTTTGCATTGGTCTCTGTATATGACAAGTCATCCGTGGTCCAAGGTATTCGGATATAGTGTAGGAGGTGCATTCACATTAAGTGTATTAGATGTATGTTTACGGGAAGTATGTCTACACATGGTACTACCTGGGTATGATGTGCGTTTATGGAGACAAATACGTAATTGGAAATCTTATGTAAATGGTGGATTATGTATAGGATTTCTAATAGGTCTGTACAAAGCACAAAGAGATTGTAAGATATGTGAATGTTAGAGTGAAACAAGTGGGATTGGAGTTATAGAAATACATAATTGTTGTATTCGAATATAATAAACCAGAATATGATATATATCTATCCATTTTTATATCATATTCGTGTTTTTGTTGGACACACGTACGTATGTATTTGTGGTGTATCTCTCTTTTGGCTCTATCATCGGTGTATGGTCTCTCGTATGATTGTTATATTCCGGAAACTCCTGGAATGGATCGCCGTAAAGATACATCGGTTTGGTCATTGGCGCAATTCAACGTAGAATGGTTATTTACAGAGCCATTTAAAGAATGTCCAGGTGAAGGTTGTTCATGGAATAATACAGAATCTGCCATTTTACATTTAGAGACAATTGCGAAACGGATTGATGTATTAGATGTAGATACGATACATTTGTGTGAAGTGGAGAGTTGTGACCAGTTACAGGAGTTGATTTCTCTCATGGATTCCAGTAAAGGATATAATGGGTATATGATTAAAGGGACGGATTCTTATACTGGACAAAATGTGGGATTATTGACTCGGATTGACCCAGATGGACCATTAGAGAGAACTGAAGTGAGGAAAACGTTTCCCATTTCTGGAAGTCAATGTGGATATACAGGAGAATCAGATACGGAAGGTGTGTCGAAACATATGATTGCACGGTTTACTGTAAATGAACAGTCAGTGATGTTAGTCGGGGCGCATTTGTTGTCTCAACCTACATCGGCGTCTCCATGTGCAAAACGGGAAGCGCAAGCGGAAGTTCTGTATGAAATCATGTATAATAATACATTATTGGCGAATGATTCGGTGCAGAGTTCGATGATATTATTAGGGGATTTGAATGATTTCGATGGAGAGATATTGGATATAAATGGAAACAAGCCTTTATCGCAAGTATTGGATATTGTAAAAATGGATGGGCATATGCAATCGATTGCAAGTTTGGAGAAAAACGAGACAAATCGGTATACGGAATGGTGGGATGAAAACGAGGATATGTTTGTACAGTCCAGTAAAGAATTGTCGATGATTGACCATGTGTTGGTATCTGCAGATTGGTATGTACGAATACAGAACGTGGAATATTATCATGCATATGAGACAGAAGAACAAGGGGATGTCTCATATGATAGTGACCATTTTCCGGTAATTGTGGAATTTGCTTTCGAATAATATTTGTTTTTATACTACATCATGTTATTCGGTCTTACGACACCAATGATTATGTCATCATCGTATCGGTGTCTTCTTCGGTTTCATCATCGGTTTCATCATCGGTGTTGTGTATATCGTTATGTTCAAACACAATATAGTCAATCATATCTAGTGATTCGGATTCAGGGGAGTTTGGTTCAATAAAATGACTGTAATGTAGACGGGACTGGATTCCGTTGTTGTTCGCATATTGGAACAAAGTTTCTGATCAATTTATAACCTATAACTGTCGGGTTATAAGATAAAGAATCATCTATGGTATAATGCTCACTGGAATTATCTATAAATGAATAATTCAATCCGTCGGATGTACTGGAAGAATACATTGTAAGTACATTACATTTTTCTAGTAAAAATAATTTTATATGTTTTTACTGGACGAGTTTTTAGTTCTTGATTGGTGTATTTTACTGTAAAGAAATTGTCTCGGGATTCGGATGTTTATAAATGGTTTCAAAAGTATATGCAATATATTCATATGGATGTTCGTATTTTGAGACAGTTGGTTGTTGTGCATACTGGATATCTGCAAAAGAAGATGGATTCGGTTTATACTTTGCATAAAAATCGCCTAATGTATCATGAGTATATCTGTAAGAATCTACATCTGGATTTGCAGGGTCTTGGAGTTGTTGTCTCGTTTTCTGTGTATTTCGAGAGAATCCCATTTTTTGTAGAATCATGGGCATTTCTTTTGCATGTATTTTCTGGTATACATGAGTTTGTTCATGAATCAATAATTTGCATAATTGGTCTAATGAGAGGTTCTGTATAATGGATTCCGAGAGAACAATGACGTCGGTTGCACGTGTATGTGGGAAACCATTCTCGTATTTTTTACTGGAATCACAGGTTATGGCGAATTTCCATGGAATCTGTAAAAAACTGCTAATCGAAATTCCTAATATGTATTTGTCTCGGTGAGGATGCAAATCTTGTTTAATGGATTTACAGGAATCGAATAATTTCTTTTTAATGGATTGAGAGACGGAGGGGCAAAAGGCGGATTGTGCGATGGAAACATATTCGGTAATATTGGATGTATTACGGATGTTCAGATCATTTTGAGAGAAATAGGCGAAATATCCATCTGTATCCTGTAGAATTAATTGGTCGGTTGGTTCTCTCGAAGTTTCATTCAGAATATTTATAGGTGAATTCGCATCATCATAAGGTGATATTCCTGTAAAGGATTCAGGTGATTGTTGTATATGATTGGTTGAAAGTGTGTCATATATGGTAGAAAACATAATTATAAATATGAGAGACATGGAAAGCCATGTGAATATGGATTGCATAGTGGATTGCATAGTGGATTATGTTATATATTCTTACAGAGTTTTGTCGGTTGTATGTGTATGTCTATGTCTATGTCATATACTGTAAGAATATATATCGTTTTTTACTTTTTGAGGGTAAGCAAGTATAAGAATTGGTTGATATGTACAATCATATCATCACGGATGGTAAACAAGTCGGAATCGTTTACAGGATTGAATGTTCTCTCCAAATCGACTAAAAATTGTCGGAATTCCATGATTTTATGTGTAAAGTCTTTATTATTGGAAATATCGTATAATTTCAAATGATGCTGTAACATATTGATTCGGCTATTCGTTTTTCCCATGAGAACTTCTACAAATTGGTCGATATTTTCCGAGAGATGTTTATGAAGTTCATCTGTAGCTTTATGTGTTGCATAGGATTCGGTTTTCCAATGATATAATTTTATCATATTGAGAGTCTGTAAGAATTCGGAGACGATTTTATCATGTTTCATTTTTTTATAAATAGCTCTGAATTTGCGGGTCCCTTTTTTGTATTTTTTGTTGATGGGAATTTTATTATCTGATTTTTTAGTATAAGATTGTTTGGATGATACATGTGGGGTGTTCTGTCGGGAGCTTGATGTGTCTTTCTTTTTTGGCATGTCGGATTATTGAGTATACAATACAATACAATACAATACAATATAGGGAAGTAAATATAATTATTATTTACAGTAATGAGAGAAATTATTGTAGATAATATCATCGTATTCTATTTTTTGTTTTATTCTTTTTTAAGATTACCAATGATAGTTTGAGATAATTTGTCGAGATTTGTCTCGGAAGGTGATTCTGTAGAAGGATTATTGGGAAGTTCTTCTGCAGGGTCGAGAGATGTGGTTGCGGCGGTGGCGGTGGATGTTTCTGCATTGGATTCTGTAGATATCAGTGTAGGTGGGTTATTGTTTGTGCAGTTGTCATTGTCATTAACATCATCATCATGGTCATCATGGTCATCATCATTGGAAATGTCTAAAAGGGTTTGTTTGAGTGGTTTCATGAATTGTACATCCATATTTTGGTTTTGCATAATACATAATCCGACATGTTTTACATTTGAGAGAGTATTTAGAATGGTGGAGTATTCTGCGGTACATACGACTGATTTTTCGCTTCGGAATTGGATTTTGTAAAAACAATATGGAGGTATGTACAGGATTTGTCTCGGATATACCCAGAACTCGATAGGTTTTTCAGAGATATTTGGAGGAAGTGCCCAGAATTCATATGTTTCATAATTATGCAAAGGTTCTAGTACAGAATGCATGTCGAATGGATACATGGTGACTTTGACTTCTGAATCAGCAACAAAAAGATATTTGGATGAGAGATTATGATAGTAAAATGGTGTACTGGTGCGTTTAGATGCAAAGATTGTCTCGTATTTGGAATATACACAATAATCGGGTTTCAGTAAAATATCCCAGCCTTTTGTGCAGGGTTCCATTAATGGATGGTGATGTCCGCTGATGCCGCCATGTTGAGAGACGGCGAAGAATCGGCTTTGTTTATCGGTATCCAGTAAAGATTTGGCTTTATTATAACCAAGGACGACGTGTTCGACATTCGATTCAGCATTGGTATGTGCATGGAGATAATCACGAATATCTTTTACATGATATTCGACTTGTCCATATGTTGCTAAATCGGGGTGTGTTAGTATAGGTATATTGGGAGTTTTCTCTTGATTAGTGACAAATGGTTGTCTCGCATCACATGTATCTAAAAAATGTTTTTTACTGGTATAATCGATTTCATAGATTTGGATGTCATGAGGATATTTGTATTGGTGTTGCAAGTGAATGTATAAAAAGAGGATGGCAATGAATAAAATGAGAGAAAACCACATGAATAGTATTTGTACAGTATATAATGTAAAAAAATATAGATAGGTATTGTTCAACCTATTTTCTGAAAAATTGATTAATCTCTCAATAGAAAGTGTATTCTGTAAAAATATAGGATACGTTGATTTATTGTGTATTGAAAAAATGTTTATATCAGAAATCCATTTCTCGAATATCTCGGAATCGGTTGTGTTTACAGTGGGACAGAATGCACAGGATAATATAGAAGTGATTCGAAAGGCATATCCAAATGATATATGGTTTCATGCAGAGAATGAGTCTTCATGTCATGTAGTTGCGCGTATTCGTACAGGATTAACTAAAAAACAATTACATACAATTATAAAATATGGTTGTGCACTATGTAAGAATCACACCGCAAAACTGAAGAAAAAGATTCATGTGGAATGTATTTATACAGAAATTCGTAATGTAGAAATACCAGAAGGGGCGCCAATGGGGACAGTAAATACATCAAAGTGTAAATATATTACAGTATAGAGAAGGATAATTTTGGCATTTGTGGCATACTTGGTATTTTCGCATTATGCATAACACCTAGGAATAGTAAGAAATATAGTATATACATGACTTCCATATATACTATGTTTTTTGTACGGAAGAAGATGCAAATGTATGCGAATAATAAAATGTTAATAAAAAATAAGATGCCTAATATACAGCTATGCATCAGTACACTGTAAAATCCCATAAAGATTAATATGACAAATAATGAGCTGACGGCGAATACGGTATGCGTCCATAATTGGAATTGTTCGGGTGCATATAAGAGACCGAAAGTCGAGACGATTAAAATGGCGGAAAACAATGTGATCTCTCGGTGTTTCATGAAAATATATGCTAAAAAGAAGAATGAAGTAATAACAAAACATTGTATGAATAGTTCGTTTCGTTTACGTAATTCACCGATGAAGGATGAGAGAGTGGTACCATAATTTGATATTTCGGTTTCATGTACTGTAATGAAATATGTGTATGGTAAAAAAGAGAGAAGGAACAGTAGGAATATAATGTCTATATTTTTCAGTTTCATTGGTGATGTTGTGGTGTGATGTATTATCTTTACAGGATGTGTATGTTATATATACTGTAAAGATACATTGATGTATGTGGTGATGTATGTGGTGATGTATGTGGTGATGTATGTGGTGATGTATGTGGTGATGTATGTGGTGATGTATGTGGTGATGTGGGTATAATTACAATTCGTTGTCGTCAATACGGGGTGCAATGTAAAAGCACATTTCAGATTTGTCGGATTGGGATTCATCCTCGGTACATCCGAGGTCATATCGGACTTTCATGGGATAATTGCCACTGATGCCAATCATGATATGTTTCGAGATTTTTTGATAGAGGCAAATGTCGTGCATGTATTTCAATGCAAAGCTGATGGATAATGTCTCGCCTTCTTCGATTGCATATTCTTGTAAATCTTCGATTGGGATGTTGGTCATCATTTTACCATGTTCGGGGCTGTTTGAGCTCATTTGTATGTGTTCTTCTGTACAGTCGATAGTGACGGTTTCGCCAAAAATACGTAATTGGTTGATGAGTGTGGCGAATGTGGTGCTTTCGAGAGAGAAGTCGGCTTGGTGGTCGATATGTGGAATATCCATAAGGTCATATTCGATATCCATTAGTGGGAGTTCGAAATGTTTGTCGAAAATGGTTTTATTGGGGGATTTCTGTAAAAGAATATTCAAGTGTGAGGTACTTGGATTGGTTTCGAGAACTAATTCTTGGCTTTTGTCTCGGATGTTCATAATTTTGAAGAACATGGATGTATGAATGCCGATGGTGGTTGTACCATAACCAGGTTCGTATAAATCGAACCAGTTTTTAGGGAGTCGGATTTCGAATACAAGTACACGTCCGTTATCCATACTTTGAATAAACATTTCGTCTTCTTTGAACATGATATTGAGACAATCGGTGAATTGTTTCATGTGTTGGAATATAGACACGAATGTCTCGCATTTCTGTAGATTTGATATTTGAATTTTCATGTGATGGTGTGTACAGTAAAAGATACAGCAATGTATGCTATGGTTTTTATATGACTTGTGTTCATGACATATTATGTAATTCTTGTAATTTCACGTCACTTTCTTGTTTACTGAAATACCGGATTTTCGGGATAATTTGTCGGATGATTGGATGTAGAATGGTACGGATTTGTTCGACAACTGCAGGTGTGTGGTATACGACTAGACTATCCATTTGTTCTGTCATTTGAGTGGTTTCTTCAAATAAGCTTTTGATGGCTTCAAAGTATCGATGTGCAGCGGAAATGGTAAAGGATGCTAGATTAATATGGATTTCAAAAGTAGAATATGTGCATAGAATTTTGGAAGAAATAAGATCCTGTAAATAATATTGACAATAACCATAGTTATCAGGCATACCAAACGTTTTGAAAATAGGGTAATTAAAGAACACTTTATTGGTATTTGGTAAAACATATATAGTGAGTGGAATAATCCGTTCGTAATCAAGTTCTGTACATACTTGTTGAGCAATATCATTTTTCTGGCGGTTTTTGAAGAAGCGATTTTTTCCATTCTCACTGTAATAACCTGTTTGTATTTCTTGGATTCGCTGCAACATTTCGCTTTCGGTGAGTGGATTGCTCATCTGTGGTAATGTACAATATATATATATATGTATATGTATATGATATATGTATAGATATACGTGGATTATAAAGATAAAAATACAGTTAGTGTTTAAGTGTATTTTTATTTGGTTAGTTTTCTGGTGTGAATATATGGCATGTCATTTATGTAAAAACAACAGATGATGTCTGTTCTGGTTCTTGTTCTGCTTCTGGTTCAGAACCGTCTGAAAATGTCATCTGAATATTTTCTTGATTTGTGTCATTTAATTCCATGTTTTCAAATGATTCTTCTGGGATATTACTTGGATTAACATCAAATACAGGTGGCATTTCATCAGCAACAATGGTGGAAATATTAGAATCCATATTATACTGTCGCATTGCTTGTTCGGCGTCTCTCAATTCCTTCGCGCGGGCAAGATGCTCTTCTAGAAGTTTTTTGTTTACATCCATTGTAAATGTCTGCAATTTCATAAGCATATCTTTTACGTCATTGATTTCGGTAACCATTGTGTGGAATCGAGATTCATATTCTTGTGTGAATCGTGTGTAATCTTCTAAAGTAATTCCATTTGATTGCTGTACTATATCGGCTGAAGGTGTCGAAGGTTCGACTTCGATGGATGTTTGCTTTGCATGAATAAGCATATTTGCAGTATTGGTTTTCAATGTATCCATTTCTTCTGGAATTTTGTCAATTGTCATTTGTGTATTTGTATTGAATGTTTCTTGGTCTTTCTTGAAATCTTCCAAGAATTTCAATCGGGTATCAATAAGATGGATTACTTGTGGCATTGTCATGCCACGTCCTGTCTGTCCTTGACTTTGACCTTGTCCAGGTTGTTGCTGTGATGGTTGAGGTCCAGGTTGTG